CATGCTGAACGGTATTGCCGGTGCAAGCGAGAAGGAAGAGAAGCCTGAGTTTGCGGTCATCAAGGAACTCATCGCCAAGCTTGACCGACTTGATCGGAAGGAAATGCCGATGCGGGTCGATGTGGAAGGCGATCACGTTACCGTCACCAAGGGTGACGATGTGGTAACAGCGAGGAAGTAATGGCCTACAAGACTACAGCTACGACAGACTTCAACCTCGACCTCAACACGATTATCGAAGAGGCGTTCGAGCGTTGCGGTGCTGAACTGCGTACGGGTTACGACTTCCGTACGGCTAAGCGTAGTCTTGCCCTGCTCCTGATGGACTGGTCGAACCGAGGCATCAACCTCTGGACGCTAGAAGAAGGCACCAAGACGCTGACCTACAACGTCGGTACGTACGACCTTGAGCCTGACACCGTTGACCTGCTTGACCATGTGATCCGGACTGGGTCTGGTACGAACCAGCAGGACATCAACATCTCGCGCATTTCATCCAGTACCTACGTGTCCATTCCCAACAAGAATGCGACGGGTCGCCCGATCCAGATCTGGATCAATCGGCGTACGGGTGCTACGGGTGCTGATGATGTGGTGGTCAAACCCCAGTTCACGGTTTGGCCGAAGCCTGACAACTCAACAACGTGGACGTTGTACTACACGCGGTTGCGGCGGATGTTTGACCCCGGTACAGGCGTGAATGGGCAAGATATCCCGTTCCGTTTCCTGCCCTGTATGGTTGCAGGCTTGGCTTATATGCTGTCGATGAAGATCCCCGGTGCTGATGCCCGTGTGCAAATATTGAAGGCTCAGTACGACGAAGCGTGGGATCTCGCGGCGGGTGAGGACCGAGAAAAGGCGGCGGTGCGGTTCGTTCCACGTGAGAGCTTCTTGGGTGGCTACTAATGTCGGATGAACTTTTTCTGGCGTGGGTGGCGGGATTTTTTGATGGAGAAGGCTCCGTCATCGTAGAGTATTCCAAGTCTGCAAAGTCAGCACGTGGTTGGAGAACAAGATTACTAGCCACAGTAACGCAGACTAGTACCCCATGTTTGGAGCTTATCCAATCTAAATTAGGCGGTACCGTAAAAGTTTCTGATCATAGAACTGCTGAAACTCGTCGATGGGCGGTTCAGTATGTCTTGGCGTACAGTAATCAAGAAGCCTATGATTTTTTGAAGGCTATATCGCCGTACGTAGTTGTTAAAAAGGAACAGGTTGACCTTGCCTTAAAGTACCCGTTATATGACGCACGGGGTAAGAAATACGGAAATAAAGGTAACCCTCTTCCGGAAAACGTTTGGCAGCATCGGCTATCCATACGTGACGGTTTACGGAATATCAGGGCAGGTATGAAAACTCCTGCTAGGGTAAGGCTCGATGCCTAATCGTTTTGCATCTGGAAAAAATGCCATCGCTATGTGCGATGTGTGTGGCTTTCAGTACAAGTTGAAGCAGTTGAAAAGCTTGGTTATTAAAACCAAGAATGTGAATATACTGGCGTGTCCAGAGTGTTGGAATGCCGACCAGCCGCAATTATCTCTTGGGTTATTCCCAGTTGATGATCCGCAGGCCCTACGGAACCCAAGACCGGACACGAGTTATTTTGCGGTCGGTAATGACGGTGCCAATGGTAGCCGTCAGATACAATGGGGTTGGAACCCGGTTGGAGGGGCGAGTTCTTTTGATGCGGCTCTAACCCCAAATACGCTTACTCCTGCTGGTGAAGTAGGAGATGTAACGGTCGTAGTGACCTAGGAGATCGAGATGAAGAACGGTATGCGTAAAATCGCCCGAGAAGAGGTGCAGAAGCACGAGAATGTTATGCACAAGGGCGTCAAGAAAATGCGCGCTGGCGGTAAGACCAACAGCGAGATGAAGAAGTACGGTCGTGGCATGGCGAAGGTGATGAACCAGCGTAGCCCGATGCGTGGTTCCTCCGGTCCGAGGTAAGCACCATGAAAGAGTTGAATCCCGGCAAGATCAAGCCGAACACTGACTCGACTGGTGAGAATGGCTATCCTGAAAAGGATGTCAACAAAGGCGTCACCCACATGGATATGAAGGGTGCTGGCGCTGCCACCAAGGGTAAGAAGTTCGTCTCGCAGATCAATTTGCAGAATAACGGCAAAGTCCGAGCGGGTTGGAGCTAATGAACTACTCCCAGTTAACTACACTGATTCAGGACTATTGTGAGTCTACGGAGCAGAGCTTCGTGGCGAACATTCCTACGTTCGTGCAGTTGGCTGAGGAGCGGATCTACAACACGGTTCAGATCCCGGCCATCCGTAAAAACGTGACGGGCAGCACGAGCAACGGCAACCAATATCTGTCTTTGCCGTCCGATTGGCTCTCGACGTTCTCGATGGCGGTGATTGATCCGGTGACTCAGGACTACGAGTACTTGCTCAACAAGGATGTGAACTACATCCGAGCAGCGTATCCGCCTCCAACTAGCACGGGTAAACCCGCGTATTACTCCATCTTTGACAACACGACGATGTTGCTGGGGCCAACCCCAGATGCAGCCTATACTATGGAGTTGCATTACTACTATTACCCAACGTCGATTGTCGATGCGGGTACGTCGTGGCTTGGTAACAACTTCGAGTCTGTGCTGCTGTACGGTTCGATCCGTGAGGCGTACACCTACTTGAAGGGTGCCGAGGACATGATGGCGTACTACGAGAACAAGTACCAAGAAGCCCTTGGTCAGTTGAAGCGCCTCGGTGACGGCTTGGATCGTCAGGATGCGTATCGCTCTGGTCAGGCTAGGATACCTGTCACATGAGCTTCGTAGGCGGATCGGAAATTGGCAGTGTGTTTGTACAAACGACTGACCATCGTGGGCACACTGTCGAAGAGATTGCAGAACGTGCGGCTAACCGCATACTCAGTGCCGACTCGAAGGAAGCACTGCATTATTGGCTAGTGAAGTATCTCAGCGAGGCTCAAGCAGCCGAGCGCAGCATGATATGTAAAAAGCTAGATCAACAAGGCTATGCGGAAATCGCACACTTAATTGGAGACCTCTGATGGCTATTTCTCAAGCAATGGCGACTTCGTTCAAGGTAGAAATCCTTGACGGAATCCACAACTTTGGTACCGGCGTGATCCGCGCTTCGACGGCTGCGGATGTGTTCAAGCTGGCCCTCTTCACTTCGTCGGCTACGTTGAGTGCGACCACCACGGCGTACTCTTCGGCGGATGAGGTCTCTTCGTCTGGTACGAACTACCCGGCGGGTGGGCTGACGTTGACGATCTCGCAGGTGCCGACTTCTAGCGGTACGACGGCATACATCGACTTTGATGATCTGACCTTCCCGAGCGCGACAATCACAGCCAACGGTGCTTTGATCTACAACGCGACTCAGAGTAACAAGGCAGTTGCGGTGTTGGCGTTTGGCGGTGACAAGACTTCAACGGCTGGTAACTTCACCATCCAGTTCCCGTCTCCGACTTCGACGACTGCTATTCTGCGTATCGCTTAATAGGAGGGTTACATGGCCCTCGTGCTTGCTGATCGCGTCCTTGAGACGACGACTTCGACTGGCAGCGGGACGATTACTCTGGCTGGTGCTGAGCCGGGGTATCAGTCTTTTGCGGTCGTAGGAAACGCTAACCAGACCTACTACACCATTGCGGGTGACACCCAGTGGGAAGTGGGTATTGGCACGTACACCTCATCGGGGACGACGCTCTCCCGAGATACGGTGCTGTCATCAAGCGCAGGCGGTGCGAAGGTTACGTTCTCTGCCGGAAGCAAAAAGGTATTCGTTACCTACCCATCTGAAAAGTCCGTCAACTTTGGTGTATCGGGCAACATCAGTGCGTCTTCTGGTGTTATTACTGACGTTGGGTACCCAAGCGCAGACTCTGATGCAGCTACGAAGCTGTACGTCGATAATATGTCGGCGGCAGCCCTGCACGTTCACGAAGCCGTTGTTCTGACCACTCCGGGTAGTACGGGTCGTGCGGATACCTATAACAATGGAACTGCGGGTGTCAGCGCGACTCTGACGGCTACGGCCAACGGAACCTTGGTCATCGACAGCACGGTGGCTCAAGCAGCGCAGCGTGTCCTCATCAAGGACTGTGATGATCAGGCTGAAAACGGTATCTACGTTGTAACGACGGTTGGTACGGCTTCAACTCCGTATGTCATAACCCGTGCGGCTGATGCCGATACGTATGGTGAAGGCGGCTCTGACTCGCTTGACCTTGGTAGCTACTTCTTCACAACGGGCGGTACGACTCAGAAAGGCGCAGCCTACGTCTGTAATACGCCGGGTGTCATTACCTTTGGCTCGACCTCGATTACGTTTGCTGAGTTTAGTCAGGCTCAGGTGTATTCGGCTGGTAACGGCATCTCGATCACTAATAGTACGATTGCGCTTGTCTCGCCTGTTACAGTGGCGACGGGCGGTACGGGAACTACGGCTGCACCGACTAACGGTCAGCTTTTGATCGGTAATGGTTCGGGCTACACGCTTGCTACGCTCACGGCAGGATCGGGCGTCTCCATCACGAACAGTGCTGGCCGCATCCCGCTAACTGCGACAGGCGTGGGGGTTA